AGACTTTTTAGGATTATCATCATTATCATCTTCGTCTTTAGCTTTAGACTTTTTAGTTTCTGGTTCATCATCGTCATCATCATCATCATCATCATCTTTAGCTTTAGACTTTTTAGGATTATCATCAGGATCGTCTTTGTCTTTAGCTTTAGACTTTTCTTTTCCAACTTTCTCAAGATCATCTAAATCTACTAAGTATTTTTTACCATTTTCATCTTTTATTTTCGCTTCATTATCTTCATCATTAACAGAGATAATCTTTCCTGTAATTGTATTATCATCATCATCATCAAATGTTACTGTATCTCCTACTTCAAAATCACCACCTTCATCTTTAGATTCATCTTTAACTTTAGACTTTTCTTTTTCATCTTCATCAGCATCTTCTTTTTCAGATTTTTTTTCTTCGCCTGCAGCAAGTTCTTTTTCCAAATCATCTAAATTTAAATCATCATCTAAATCTTTTGCCATTTATTACCTCCATATAATTTAAATAATTACTAACAATTAAGTTTATCACCTCCATTATTACGATAATTACTTCTATTCTATTATTATATATTAAAATTAATGATTAAAATAAACAATTACTTTAATAATAATTTTGTTGCTGCTGGAATTATCTTTCTATTAAATATTTGATTAATATACATTTTTGATACATTTTTTCCTTTATTATTTTTAATATTCTTTATTAACTCCTTTCTATCATATATTCCTAATAACATCTTGTCAAGAATAAAATGATATTTTTTGTCTAATTCGTTTTTTAATCTTAATATAAAATCCTTATCTGATATTATTTTAAAGAAGTCCGTTTTGTCTTCTATGATTTCGTATAATGATATGTTTCCTTCATTCGTATCTATATCTTTATATAATGATAATACTTTATTATAAGGTATAACTCTCTTCTTTTTTAATTTATTATATTCTATACATGCTCTATTATGAAACGATGTAATAATATAAGATCTAAAATGCTTAAATTTGTTTGTATTTTTTACATTATATTTATTTATTATATTATATAACAATAATGATAATTCTTGCTTCATATCGTCAAAATCTATTTGAGAATACTGTGAGTATTTTTTAGATATATAATAGATATCTCCTTTAAAAAAGTCTAATATCTTTTTAAGCAGATTATTTTTTATAAACGTAGATTTAGATAGTCTAAATTCTAATATTAAATTATGTAGTTGTTTAACGTCTTCTTTATTCATATTATCCTTAACTTATATTTTTAATATATTTAAGTTTATTTTTTTCTAGTTTCTTTTCAAATAATTCTATTACTCTATCTCCGTCTATATTCCATAGTATAAATAGATCTAATACGAATATAAACAAATCGATTATTTCTTCTTCAATTTTATATTTAAATACATCTTTCTTATCAGTATTCCAATAAATATTTTTATAATCTACTTCATCTAATAGTTCTGTACTTTCTTTAATAATCGATAAGCAAAATTTTATCGTATCTTCTCTTTTAAGACCTAACGAAGAAAATTGATTGATAAAATGCTTCGCAAATTCTTTTTGTTTTAATAAAATATCATCTATTTCATTCATGTTTAATTCCTTATCCTATAACTTTACTTACTAATTTATCTAATAAGCCGTTTGTATGAAAAAAGAATTTATTTGTATATCCATTAGCAAACAATTCACATCCAAAATCATCTTCTTTATATCCTAAATACTTTAATTTATTTACTGCATAATTCATTTTATTTTCAAATTCTTTATTCATTTTACAATTGTAATTTATTAAATTTATAAATCTTTTTTCATATTTTGGAAAAATTGTATGGCCTATTTCATGCATTAATATTGATTTAAATTGATTATCATTATTTTTCTTATTTAAATATAATTTTATTATTATTTTTCTATTCATTATTACTGGAGCACATGCTTCACCGTTAACATCATTTGTATGTCTATATGCGCTTGAATAGAAACTTATATTTTTAATATAATTTAAATGGTTTTTTGGCAACCTTTTTTCAACATCAATTATAATTTGATTTAATCTTTCTGAACTTATGTTATTTTTTTTATGTTTATATATTTTAATGTGATTTTTCCCATTAACTAATGTTCCTATGCAGTATCTATTTTTATTCATATTTTTTAATATAGATCTATATAACATATAATTCCTTTCGATTATTTTTGTATATAGTCTGATATTTTTGGAGCAAGATTAAATAGTATTTGCATATTTTCCATTGTTAATGAAATACCTTTACCCGGTTTCCAATCTTTTTCGTCTTCTTTTTTCCACCATTTTCTAATATCTAAATACTCTTTCTTTTTACCCCAATTTAATATACATATTCTAAATAATGTCGTCTTATTTATTTCTTCTTCATGAAATATTTTAATAACTTTAAAGTCAAATTCTTTATTATCATTTTTCATATTAATATACATCTCCATTTTCCTTAATCTTTTCATCTTCATAAGGAGCAATAAAACGTCTATATAACTCTAATTTTGCGCATTCTAAGATACCTATGAGGTCATTTGAGGTACTATAAGACTTACCTTTAATGTTAATATATTCTTTCATGATACACGTGATTATATAGTTAATATCACCTTTGTCTATCTCTTTTTCAAAGCCTTTAAACTGAGTTCTTACTGCATCAATTATTTTTGAAAATAATACTCTTTTAGGTTGTTTAATATATGGCATTTTTATTCTCCTTTATTTTAAATTGTCTACATATATTTTTTTAATATCTTCACTTTTGTGCCAATCTCTATCATTCCAATAGTTTGCAGAAGGACGATGAGTATAACCGCATATTGCCGGTAAATACAATAGTGTATTATTAAATTTTAATAGCTCTTTTAATTTGTCTGTTAAATCTCCGTTTTTAAATCCTAATTCACATAACAACGGTTCATCATGATTGTCAATTACAACTAATGATTTATTCTGATTTATTTTTAATTGTAGATTTCTACGCGGTTCAATATTATATACTACATCAAATCCTATATTAATTAAATCATCATAATGTGAATACGTTTCGGCAATAAATATAAAATCTTCCCTTATCTTTTTTATAGCTTTAATTAATTCATACATTACGTCAGTATTTGAACATTCTCTATGATTATAATTATATATATCTTTTAATAATAAATTAGCCATATCTATTCTTACACCACTAATATTTTTAAAACTTACTAAAAATTTTAATTGATCTAACATATATTTGAATGTTTCTTTTTTAAAATAATTTAATTGATAAACATCTGCCCAATAATTATTGCCGTCGTAACCTAATTTAATATTATTACAAGAATTATATTTACAATCATCAAATCCAAATAAGAAATTAGATTGAACTCCTAGGTGATTAGGAATGAAGTCTACTATTAACGGTTTGTTATATTCATCATATTGATTTATATCAACTTCAAAAGTGTAATGATTATATATTGAAAATAATGAAGGATCTAATTTATATTTTTTATTAAACTCTTTACTATAATCTGTCGTCTTATATATACCTAATAAATATAGATAATCAAATGATTTTATCACTTCATTTATTTCTTCTTTAGTATTTACTCTAGTATGAATCTGCAATATTTTCACTTCTACCTCTTAATCTTAAAATATGTTTTACTATATAATAGTTTCGATTGTTTAAATTTATTATCTTCAGTTGGTATTAAAAATTCTACCGGTTTATTTAATGATCTTACTTTGTCTTCTTTATTAATAAAATATATTCTTCCAAATACTTTGTGCTCTACATAAGATTTTCCTTGTACCTCTTTACCTTCATGAATATTCTTTCTTTTATGTTGTTTTAACTCTATATAATTATCTCTATCAATTAATTTTTTATTTGATTTTACGTCTTCATGTTTCATATATCTAAAATCTGACACTTTAATATCTCTACCAAAATTTATACTTATAAACCTTTTATTTATGAACTTTTCTAATATTAAAAATACATTGCGTTCTGATCTTGACGGAATCGATATTAGGAAACTATTTCTTTCTACAACTGTTATTTTATTTCCTTTCTTTTCACTTACATATTTCAGTGGAGTCTTATCTCTTCTAGTTATTAGAAATTTATAATACTCCATTGCTTTTTGCATGTTAATATCCCCTTCCTGAATATTTTAAATATTGTAATATGCCTTGATAAAATGCTACAGTTTGATAATCACTCTTATCAAATTCAATACAGCCATATAACCCAAACATAACACAATCAATCTTGTCTTGAAACGTATCATTATAAAAAATATCTAATGTTTTAATATAGTCTAATTGTTTTTGTGTTAATAGCGTAATCATTACTTATCCTTTCTTGTTTTGAAACATTTTTTAGAACAACATACTATTGCATGTTTCATTTTCCTATTTGCATAAATTATCTTACTTCTGTTTCTGTTCATACTTATTTTTCTTCCACATGTTTCACAATCAACATGTTCTTTCTTATTTATTGCATTTACTTTTTGAGCTGGAGTCATCATATTATATTCCTTTCTGAGGATATGTTAAATAATCTAATATTCCTTGATAAAATGTTATTGATCTATAATCATTATTTCCACTTGATTTTTCTAAATAATACATTTTAAACATATAGATTACTAATTCTAAATCACAATAACAATCATACATTTCTTGTTTAATACTTTCTATCTGATCGTTGGTTAATAATTTTGACATTCTCTACTCCTTTCTTATTTAGATCTTCTGAATAAAATGGACACCAAAATATATTGTCTTTTATTACACTCATATCTATTACGCACATTCCTTTATCGTTTTCTTTACATTTATTGCAATGAGGTATTTTAATGTTTGACATTGTTTCTTCTTTCTATTCTATTGTTTCTAACATGCTTATTATACTCGTTATAATTACTTAATATAAACCAAATAATGAACAATAGTATCAGAATAGATCGTACCCAAGGTTCACCCAAAGCAGTTAGGACCTTTATTAAACAATAGACTATAAGATACATTACTAACAAAACTGCTGTTCCTAGGATGACTTGTTTACTTTGTTTAATTCTTAGATTCTTCATCAACTAATACTTCCTTTCTAACTACTATTACTCTTTTACATACTAAGCAAGTTATAACTTTTACATTATTTGGAATAAACATTTTATTACCGCATTTACATACTACCTTTTTACTCATATTATAACTCCGCTAATCTTTTTTCCATTGCTTCCGCGACACTCATTTTAGCTTCATGTTCTTCTACTTTAGTCCTTTTAGGTTTCTTAAATGAATTAGCTTTTATCATACTATGTTCTTTCTTTTGTTCACGTTTCTTCATTTCATTCCATTCATTTCTATAATTAATTAATCTTTCTTTGTCTTCATCTATTGCTTTGTGTTTTCTAAGACACATAATTAATTGCTTTCTAGCTTCTTGAAAATAAACTGAATCTAATAAAGTTAATTTAAACATTGATTTTGTAATAACGTCTAATACGCGTTTAATCAATATTGTATCTTCATTAGATTCTAATTTCGTTTCATCTTTTTTAATTACTGTTATTTCTTCTTTTTCTTCTATGTATTTTTTCTTTTTTTCTAAAGCTTTTCTCTTCATATTATTCCTTCTGATGAAGATTTTAGATTGGCGGGAATTTCGCCCGCCAATCTTTAATTATTACTACTTCTTTATAACCTTATTTTGAAAGTTCAATAGAGCAGCAAGTAGATCTATTGTAGCTTTTTTCTTTTCGTCTGTCACAGTGATCTTTTCATACCAAGTTGCAAGCTTCAAAGACTTCTTGTAGAGTACCTCAATTTTCTTCGTCATTTGCTCAGTTAACCTTGATGCACGATCTTCAACCGAATGACGTTTCTTCTTTCCTACTTTCTCTACTTTTTCTTCTTTCTCCTCTTTAACCTTTTTAACCATCTGTTTCACCTCCATTCTAAATTTAAAGTATCTTACTTACTATTTAAATATTTCTCCGGTTTCAAGATGACATTCATAATCTTGTTTTCCGACGTCATAATTTTTCCATTCTAATTTAATATTTCCATATACCTCTAAAATACCTTCTGCCCAAAGTTTGTTACCTTCTGCCCTAAGTTTGTCACCTTCTGCCCAAAGTTTGTTACCTTCTGCCCTAAGTTTGTTACCTTCTGCCCTAAGTTTGTTACCTTCTGCCCTAAGTTTGTTACCTTCTGCCCTAAGTTTGTTATCTTCTGCCTTAAGTTTGTTACCTTCTGCCCTAAGTTTTAATCTTAAATTCCAAATGAATTGTAAACTTATTTGTTTCTTTTTAGACATTATCTTCTTCTCCTTTATATTAGATTTGTATTACTACTACTACTATCTTTCAATATAAATATAACATAGTTTAGGCATTCTGTAAACGACTATTTTCAGTTTATTTTCACTATCATTTTGGAGGTATTCTTATTTGATTCTATTATGTTATATATACTACAATACATTTAATACCTCCAAGGTCATTCTTACATTAATCAAATATCATCTCCATAAGTTGTTCAAATGAATAATCATTGAGTAGAATTTCTTTTGTTATTCTTCCTTTATTTCTTAATCTTGCAACTAAACATATCCTATCAACTTTCTTTGTGCTTAAATCTATTTCTATTACTCTTTCTTTGTCTACAACAATTTTCTTCATTTTAAACTCCTTTATAGATTTTATTACTTCTATATTTGACTTTTATTACGACCGAAAACATTCATAATTTTATCTTTCCAACTTTGTTTCTTAATTTTGTTATTCTTAACTTGATTAATTTGATTATTTCTTTCAGTGAATATTTTTCCTGGATCTTCTCGTTGATTCATTAATTCTATTGCTGCTTTTCTATCTGCGGTTCTTTGCATTTTCTTTGCAAGATTATGACCATATCTTCCTTTGTCTTTTGACTTACCATAATTCTTGTGGCATTTATCCATTTGTTTATCTCCTCTCTATTTTTATTTATTACTACTTTTTAATTTATTCCAATATTTCTTACGAGCAAATGACATTTTTAATTTTGACTCTTCAGTATGTTTACCCCATCTATTTTCTTTTCCGCACATAGGATTATCTTTACCGCTATTATTACAATTTTCGGATATTTTCTTTTTTGATTCTTCAGTATGTTTTATTCCGTACATCGGGTTATTTTTACCTGTATGATCATGTTTACCCTTATTTGATTCTGATATTTTTTTTCTATATTCTTTTGGCAAATGTTTGCCTCTATTATAATTATTTTCTGACATCTTTAATTTTGATTCTTCAGTATGTTTACCCCACTTATTCTCTTTACCGAACATTGAACCGTTTTCGCCGCTAATCAAATCTTTATTATTTTTACAATATTCTTTTCTCGATTCAGACATTTTCAATTTAGATTCTTCAGTTATATCATATAATTTATGACAACTTCTACATAACATTTTAAAATTTGATCTTTTAAAATCATATTCTTTTCCTTTAATTAATGCCCAATCATAACATTCTGATTTATGATTGCATTTTTTATTTTCACATTTATTTGCTTTTCCATGTTTTGCTCTTAACCATGAATGGACTGCTAAATTATATTCTTGAAGATCATTCATTTTCATTAAATTACCAACTTTATCTGTGGCTCGAAATCTTTTATATCTTTAAGAAGTTGAAATACAGGGTTTAATCCGCACCAACATATTGTATTTAAAATTAAATCGAGATCCATTTCTTTAAAAAACTTAGACCTGCCACCATGTTGCATGTTCATGGTAATAAAGTTTTCATTTGCGCGCTGAATCATCTTCATATTAAAATAGCGCTCTAATTGTATATATGATTTTGATATATAGTGGTGATCTTTAATATATAAGCGTAATCTCCCTGAGTCGTTTATTAATTGTACATTATTTGATTCTGTTGCAAAATAATCTTTTCCTGTTGCTCCGCTTATTTTACTTAAATATAATCCTGACACTTTAGCTTCTATTGCCATTTTATTTCTCCTCTCTTTTTACTGATCCAAATTCTCCTTTAAACTTGTATCTCAATTGTTCTGCTTCATTTTTTAGTGCTTGATAATTATGATAATTATGCTCATTAATCCAGAGTTCTTCTAATCTATAACACAACACTTCACGAGGTTCAATTATTTCTTCTATAATTACTTTATACTTTCTAATTTTAACGCATGAATTAAATGAACTTGGGTTATTTTGAGTTAAGTTTGAAATTTCAAATTGTCCTATTTCTCTAAATGTTATAAATTCTATGAGTTTTTTATTGCTCATATTACTCTCCTATTTGTTTTCTTATTTCTTCTATTTGTTTATCTTGAACATTCATTACATGTTTTACTGCTTTATAAACAATAGTTCCTACAATTATTAATATTACTACTACAGTTAGCACTAATATTGCTCTTAATTTTAACGGATAATCTATGTGATCTCTGTATTTGTTCATTTTAATTCCTTTCTTAATATACACAAACTAAATAATAACTTTTATGAAATTGTTTTAAGCTCATATCTTCTCTAAAATAACTTTTTAATTTATCAAAACAATTACTAGCATTAATTCTACTATTAAAACTAAATATAAATCTGGGTTTTCTAATTTTCATCTTCTTCTTCTCCTTTACATTGAATTAATGTATCTACTATCTTTCAATATAATAATATCATAGTTTAGGCATTCTGTAAACGACTATTTGAGATTATTTTCATTATGCATTTATTTGGATATTTTTTAATTTCCTTTTCCTTTAATCTTAGAACATTATAACCGAGATTTTTCATCGCTTTATTATTCCTTTTATCTCTTGTTTTAATATTTTTTAGATTATGCCAATAATCTCCGTCAACTTCGATAATTAAATTATATGATGGTAGATAAAAATCTGCAAGATGATCACATTTAGTATTATATTGATGAACGTATTTAATTTGATGCTTATTTAAAATTATTTTTAATAATAATTCTGGTAGTGTATTCATGTATAATGACGGTTTGTCACGCATTAATCTTTTGATTGCTGATTTACTCATTTTTCTTTTAGTTTCTTCAGAGTGTGTTTTACCTAGAAAATTCTTATTGCCAGTTAAACGTTGTGATATTTTTCTTTTAGTCTTCTTTGATTGTTTTCTTCCAAACATACCATTATTTTTACCACTTGATGCTTTAGATAATTTTAATTTTGTTTCTTTTGAAAGTTTTTTACCATACATCGGATTGTTTTTACCGCTTTGGTCAGCATGATTTTCAGACATTTTTAATTTCATTTTTCTAGTACGGATTTTTCCCTTATTTGCTTTAGATATTTTTCTTTTAGTTTCTTCAGTATGTGGTTCATGTTTTCTTTTCTTTTGAGCGATAGACATATTACGTTTCGCTTCTTCGGTATGTGTTTTACCTTTCATACCTACGTGATTTTTAGACATTTTTCTTCTAGTTTCTTTTGATAATTTATATCCTTTTGAATTATTCATATAATATTTCCTAATAAATATTTTAATTGACTTTCATCTAAATTTTTCGGATCTAAACCTAATGGCATTTTAATATTATAAATTTTATCATGGTATTGTTTTAATAATTGTGAATATTTTGATAATGCTTCTCTACCTGCATCATCACCATCAAACATTAATATTATCTTATGAAATTTAAATAATAATGTAATTTGCTCTTGATATAATTTATCTCCAAAAATACTTATTGCATTATACCCGTATTGTTGAAGATAGAGTTGGTCAAAGATTCCTTCTACTATTATTACATAATTTTTATTTTTCTCTGCCTCATCATAATTATATAAATATTTTGAAAGATTCCCATACTTAATTGATTTTGCTAAATAATTACTTTTCTTATAGAGTCTGAGTTCGCAACCGACCAATTCTCCCTTAAACATCACTGGAAAACATAAATAGGCATCGTTAAACTTTTCGTCTTTTACGTAATAAATGAGCGAGTCTTCAATTATTGATTCTTTGAGATTACGCTCATTCACTAAATAGTCTATACATCTATCGCTGAGTCTTTTGAGTTTAAAATTTGGTATTTCATAGTCCTTATCTTTCTTAATGTCGAACTTCATAATTACATTTTTAAAAATCATCGGCTCGTGTTTGAGTTTTTTTCCAGTTAATTTAAAGTATAAATTTGCGAATGACCCTGATGCGCCACACCCGAAACAGTGATACGCCCCTGTTTCTTTATGAATAAATAAACTAGGTGTATGCTCAGCATGAAAACAGCACAAAGCGACCACATTCTCTTTGGTCTCTTTTGCGATAACTATATTTAATTGTTTGAGCTTCTCTTCTATAAATTTATTCATTCATTACCCTTTTCTCCATCTTTATTATCGGTTATCATTATCATATTATCAAGATTAGGGTGTAATATTGTTTCATCACATTTTCCTTCACGACCTTTTGTATTTATAAGGCGTATAACTCCATCTAAAAGATCTGATTGCGTTTGCACGAGTGTTAATGCAAAGTCTATATTTTCATTAATTGCATTAGAATAAGCCGTGCCTAACGTATCGTAATTATCCACATTAGCTGCTTTCTTAGTTAATTGTGCAGCACTCCATGTAGGTACATTAAGTTCTCTTGCCATTTCTTTAATAGACATACTTATTTCTGCTTGAGCTTCCCAACTTTTCGGAGATAATCTTTTATCTGCAGGCTTTAATAAATTTAAATAGTCTATAATCAATAAATAGTTCTCTCCTATAATATTCTTTATTGATAATAATTTCTCTTTTATTATTGAAACTGTTGCAGATGATGGAATATCAATTGTCCAAATAATGTTTTTATGATTCTCTTTTAATACATTTATCTTATCTTTCCATTCTCTAATATCTTTTGAAGATAAATCTGCCATCCTAAATCTTTTATTACTTAATTGACATAAACGACTATCCATCCTATATTCATATTGTATTTTTGGCATTTCAATTGTTATTATGACTACATTAAATCCATTTAAATAAGCGTGTGCAGCAAAATTAAGAAGCATTATGGATTTTCCTTTTCCTGTACCACCTGTTACAATTCCGAATTCACCTGGCATTAATCCAGAAAAACGTTTATCAAATTGAGGAATTCCTACAGGTACTGAAAAGATTTTATTAGATTCTTTACCAAATTTTCTAACAATCATATTCCTTAATCTATTTTCAAAACCCGCAATATAATCACCTTCACGTAAATAATTAGATGCTAATTTCGCTAATGATTTTCCTGTATTCTTATAAATAAAATTCAAACACTCTTCAACTTTATTTTGTTTATATAAATCTGATGCCGTTGATAATGTCACTAATAGTTTTCTTTGTTGACTTTGTTTCAATAAATCGTTAATATAAAATTGTACGTCTTTAACTTCCTTTATTTCATATATTGTATTAACATAAGCCATTAATACTTTTTTATTTTCTATTGGAGTATCTTTAATTAATTTACACAATATGTCTTGTGTAGGAATAAAACCATTTTTATTATAATATTGCATGATCAACTTAAATAAAAATTGATTCACTGTTTTCTCAAAGTCAGTTATTTCAATTGACGATATGAGATCAAAAGTTTTGTTGTTATGCAATAACGAATTTAATATGATTTTCTCTGTATTCATCGTTGTATCTTCCTATTCTAATAGTTTTTGAATTTTTTGTTTTATATCCGAGCGAGTTTCTAGATCTGCAATATCAATTATCATATAATTATTTTTTATTATACTTGAAAAATTATCTCCATAAATATTTTTTAATTGTTGTAAATCATATTTTGAAGCTAACAATGTTAACTTATTCATTTTAATTCTGCTCTTAATCGTGTTTACTAATGTCTTTACTGCATAGTCTGATCCTTCTTTACGGTGTTCATTACCTACATCATCTATTGTAATTATCTTTGTATCATCTAATTCTCCGTTATCTATTTCTTTAAAATTCAATATGTCTTCAAGCATATAATACTTACAAGAATAATTATAATTTGCAATCAATGTTTTTAAAATGATGCTTAATATTAATGTTTTGCCACCTGAATTTTTTCCACATAACAATAAAGATAAATTATTATCTATTGCATAGTCTATTTTATCTATATATTTTTTTATTTTATCTCTTATATCTTTTGAA